AAAAAACAAACTAAAAACGACAGAATCTTAAGCAAGATTATGTCACTAAAAAAATAATAAGAAATGGCTACATCATTAACTATTAGCAGTTCTTCATACGCAGGTGAATTAGCACTTCCGTATATCCAAGCTGCTATTCTATCGGGCGATACTCTAGCTAACGGCTACATCGCTATCAAAGAAAACGTAAAGTACAAAGCGGTTATCAAGAAACTTTCATCAAGTGGATTGGTTGTTGCTGCTACTTGTGATTTCACAGTCGCAGGTTCTGTTACTCTTGCTGAAACAGTACTTACAACAACTGACTTGAACACTAATGTTGAACTTTGCAAAAAGCAATTCGTTCAAGATTGGGAAGCTTACAACACGGGTGCAGGATTCATCAATGACCAAGTGCCAGTTGAGTTCGCTGACTTTATGTTGGCTCACATTGCTGCAAAAGTTGGAGAGGCTATCGAGTTCAACTTGTGGCAAGGTAACTTTGATGCTGCGTCTTCAAATGCAACACCAACTTACACGGCTTTCACTGGTCTTCTTCGCTTGATTGACAACGCGAAATCAGGTACTCCTGACGTTGACTTCTCTGCTGCTACTTCTGCATCAACAGTTATCGCTCAGATGCAATCGGTATTGGCTGCTCTACCATCTACATTGATTGGTAAGACAGATACTGTGAAGCTTTATGTTAATCGTAAAACTGCTCAGTTCTACCGTCAAGCAATCAACACTCTAGGTTATCAGTTCACATACAACGCAACGGGCGAAGCACCAGTGCTAGTTGATGGATATGAAATCTATGTTTGCCCAGGTATTCCAGACTCAACAATGGTTGCTGCTGAAGCTGACAATTTGTTCTTCGGTACTGATCTATTGAGCGACTTGAACGAGGCGAAAGTAATTGATATGTCAATGACTGACGGTTCAGATAACGTAAGAATCGCAATGCGTTACAGAGCAGGTACTGCTATCGGTTTCGGTGCAGATATCTCTTTGGGATACGTTAATCCATAATTGAATTTATAAACTTAAAGAACGGGTGGGCGTTAAACACCCATCCGTTTTTTTATTAAAAAAAAAATACTATGTGTAATTTAACAAGAGGATTTGGTCTTGGATGTAATGATACAATTGGTGGAGTAAAGGCTCTTTATTTTGCTGATTGGGAAGATGTAGTAGCAGGTGTTGCTTACGATGCTACTAGCGGTCAAGTTGAGGTATTGCCTACAATGACTATCTACAAATACGTGCCACACCGTAACACGGGAAATTGGGTTGAAGAAACAACTGCTAACCTTGATACGGGTTCTGTATTTTGGACATCTACAATTTCTGCTTCACTGAAAGAACTTTCTCATACTGCGCAGCAAGAACTTCAAAACTTGGCTTATGGTCGTTGGGTAGTTTTTGTTGAAGATGCTAACCAAAATATTTGGATGGTTGGAACGCAGGAAGGTGTACTTGTAAGCGGTGGTAACGGTTCAACGGGTGCGGCTAAAGGTGACTTGAATGGTTACACTTTGACTCTTTCAGCAGAGGACAGATATCGCGCTCCACGTTTGGAGAATTATACTACTGTTCCTTTTGATAATGCTACATTTGGCACTATCACAATCGAGGATTAATTCGTAAATTAGTAGCGGATGAATTGAGAGATTTGTCCGCTACTTTATATTGTCTTTTATATGGTATATCTTTTACCGAATACTGCAAGTCAGACATTGTATCTGTCACTTTACGAAGGGCGTTATACATTGCCTGACTTTACGCATTATATGCTCTCAATTATCAGAGAAGAAAATAGTGAGACTGGAGACAAGTTGAACCAAGTTCCCACCATCGTTACAGATGGCAGCGGATACACTCGAATCGTAGTTACAACAGTCACACTCACTCAAGCAGGAAGGTATCGGTATATCGTTTATGGACAAAATTCGTCCACAAATATTGACGATGAAGATGCTTCGGTAGTAGGCATAGTGGAGATTGGATATTTAGAACTTACAGATGGCGGCACATATTATGACGTTATCGAAACAACATCAGCAAATGATATCATCATTGATTAACAATACCACATCAATCAAGCTTTCATCTAACTACACGCAAGTGTCAAGTGATGAAAAGGAATCCTCAAAAGGATGGGTTGACTATGGTGACAGAAACGGATTCCCACAATACTGCATTGAACTTGCAGACCAATCGCCAGTACACGGAAGTCTTATCCGTTCAATCTCTCAAATGATTGCAGGGAAAGGTATCACTTCGAAAGATGTTGGTACTGCTTCGCTGATTAAATCACTTGGATTTGATAGGTTGACAGACAATACTTCTATTGATCTAGAACTTCACGGTGGTTTCTTTTGGCAGGTGTTGTGGACATTGGGCGGTGAGTTGTCATCAGTTGAACATTTGCCTTTTGAGAATTGCAGAATCGGAATCAACCGCGAGAATGGTGATGTAAATGGTGTATGGTATTCGAACGATTGGGCAAACTTGAAGCGCAAAAGAAACGCTCCTAGATTCATTCCGCTATATTCAGAAGCTACCAAAAAAGACAGTCCTAGACAAGCATACTTCTGTTTCAAAAACAGTTCGACGGCTAACTATTACGGAAAGCCTGACTACATTTCGTCACTCAACTACATCGAGTTGAGCAGACAGATAGCACTCTTTCACGTAAACAACATTCAGAACGGATTGTTTCCGTCTATGGTTGTTTCGATGAACAATGGAGTGCCTGAGACGCAAGAAGAAATGGACATTGTACGCAATGACATTGAGCGCAATATTAGTGGAGCAGTCAATGCAGGAAAGTTTATCTTGATGTTCAATGAGAATCGAGATAGAGCAGCGGAATTCACTCCGTTTCCAATCACAGACGCAGACAAACAATATCAATATCTTGAAGACACTTGCACTCGTCACATAATGATTGCACACCGTGTCACTTCTCCACTTCTTTTTGGTATTCGTGAGGGCGGTGGACTGGGTTCGAATAAGGACGAGATGGAAGCGGCTCTTAAGATATTTGATGAGCAGGTTATCCAACCGTCACAAAGACTTATCACGGATGCGGTTGAAGAAATACTACAAGCGGCTAACTCATCGAGTGCGGTTATCATTGTAGGCAATAATCAAGAACAGACAGACGCTGAAATAGGTGTAGATAATGCTAAAATGATGTCAGCTATTGACATTATCGCAAAGGTGCAGGAAGGTAAGTTGACAGAACAACAAGCATCTATCTTCTTAACTGAATTTATAGGATTGCCAAGTGAAGTTGTAACATCTTTTTTCAATCCAATAGCGGCAGAGTTATCGGTTAACCTAAAAAAAAAAGTAGCAACTGAAACGTGCTGCACGAAGGAAGCACCAGAGTTCACGGTTGAAGAAGAAGACAAGTGGCTAAATAAGTTGAGTGAACTTGGAGAGATAGTAGACGAGGAAGAATGGGAGTTGATGAGCGAAGAAGAAGCTGGAGGCAGCGTAGACGAACTTGAATATTTCAAAGGACTCAAGAATGTTAATATGGCTTATGGTTCTTATGCAAATGCGAATGAGGCGAGTGAATGGGGAGATAGTGGTTTGTACAAGTTACGTTACAAATACTCTGAAAACATTAGCGCAAACTCACGCAAGTTCTGTAAGCAAATGGTAGGAGATAGCGCGAGAGGTGTAGTATTCAGATATGAGGACATAGCGAATATGAGTGAAAAAGAAGTCAACGGCACATTTGCTCCAGAAGGGCAAACGAGTTACGACATATTCACTTGGAAAGGTGGCGCATACTGTCACCATTCTTGGCTTCGCAGAATCTACTTTAGAAAAAGAAAAGACGGTAAATTTTTACCAAACAACGGACTTAAAAATGACGAGCGTGTAAAGGATAGTGGACTAGATTTCTTGAAGCCTAAAGGCAAAGAATCAATTAGACCAATAAATACTCCGAATCGCGGCTCACTTAAAAACATAGACTAATGGCAGAGATTTGTATCATAGACGAGAACTACGTTAAGAAGTATACCAACGTAAACGGTGCGGTTGATTCTAATCGCATCTATGCGGCTATCTATCTAGCGCAAGACTTACACATCGAGCAGTATTTAGGTACTGACTTGTGGGAGAAAATCAAAGATGATAGCGCAGATGCATCGATAACGGGTGTGTACTTGACACTTCGAAACGATTACATCCGTAAGGCGTTAGTATGGTTCGTGATGGTCGAACTTTTACCTGCTATGTATTACCGTCAAGATAATGGATCGTTGGTAAAAAGAACAAGTGAAGATTCAGAAGTTATAGCACAAAGTGAACTTGATAGATTAATAGACGATGCACGTGGAAAGGCTTTGCACTATACTAAGAAAATGGTTGACTATCTT